GAACTGTTAGAGATTTTATTAGGATAGCTTTTGACCTTATAGGCATAAAAGAATGGGGTCCTTTAGTTGTTATTGACCCAGAATTTTATCGTCCAGCAGAAGTTGAATTTTTGCACGGAGACTATAATAAAGCAAAATCGGAAATAGGATGGTCCCCAGAAATTACATTCAACGAGATGGTTAGAAGAATGGTAGAATACGACATAGAGAAATCAGCATGTCAAAACAATACGACCCTTATTTAGTCTATAGAGACACCAGAGAAAAAGACGGTTGGGAATTTACCCAATCCGGATATTGCGCTGGAACAGAAGAACAGACAATTAAGACTGGAGATTATACCCTATACGGGTATGAAAGCCATCTTTGTATAGAGAGAAAAGGAAATGTTTCTGAGCTGGCAACGAATATAACACAAGCTAGATTTGAGAGAGAGCTTGAAAGAATGAGAGACTTTCCCTGGAGATTTGTTTTACTTGAATTTGATATGAAGGACGTTGTTGAGTTTCCAAAAGGAAGCAAAATACCAGCATACAAAAGAAAATACATGAAGGTCAGAGGGCCGTTTTTTCTAAAGAGAATATTAGAGCTACAGAAAAAATATGATGTTCCTTTTATTTTCTGCGGAGACTATGCAAAAGAAGTTTGCTCTAGTATATTTAAAAGATTTATGGAGGCTCAGTCAAAACACAATGATAGAGTTCAAAAGCAAAGAAGAGATTGAAGCTCTATTAAGACATGCTCATCTTAATATAGAAAATATAGAGCAGTTTAAAGTAGAGAATTCCTTACTAACAAGCCAAGGAGACTACGACAATCCAATTATGGAGTTTATGGACTACATGTCTAAGCCAGAAAATTTCTGGTTTACATGCAAGTACCTTCTAAACATAGACCTTCTTCCATTCCAACTGTGCATACTTCAAGAGCTTTGGACTAGAAAATTCCCAATGCTTATTGCAACTCGCGGAGCAGGTAAAACATGGATTCTGGCGTTGTACTCTCTGTTAAGGGCTTTCTTTATGCAGGGTTGCAAGATTATCGTCATCGGCGCAGCTTTTAGACAGTCTAAACTTTTGTTTGAATATATGGAGACATTTTATAAAAATTCTCCTGTATTTGCTAATATGATTGGAATGGGCAAGGGACAAGGACCTAAGAGAGACATAGACAGATGTACATTTTATGTTGGCGCAAGCGAAATAATAGCAATTCCTCTTGGCGACGGCTCCAAGATTCGTGGTTTACGCGCAAACTATATTATTGCTGACGAATTCGCATCTATTCCGCAGGAAATATTTGAAGTTGTTATTAAAGGTTTCGGCGCTGTTTCGGCAAGCCCGGCAGAGAAGGTAAAAGAATATGCCAGAATACAAAAATTAAAAGAGCTAGGCATGTACAACGAAGCGAAAGAGATGGAAGGGGGGCTTGGTTTTGGCAACCAAACGATTATAGCTGGAACAGCTTACTACGCTTTTAATCATTTTTACGAATATTTTGAAAGACAAAGAGAGATAGTGCGTAGTAAAGGAGACGAAAAATACCTTGAAGAGAAGGTTTTTAAAGGTCAAATACCAGACGGATTCGATTGGTCTCAGTATTCAGTTATGAGAATACCAGCGGGCATGTTGCCTGAGGGCTTTATGGATAAGTCACAGCTAGCTCAAGCCAAGGCTATGCTTAATACATCTAGATACGAAATGGAATATGAAGCGTGTTTTGCAAAAGACTCTGAGGGTTTTTACAGGAGAAGCCTAATTGAAAGATGCGTAACGAACGAGGGTATCCAAACATCGTCCGGAGATATTGTTGAGTTCGGCGCAAGAATAGTGGGCGACCCCAACCAAAAGTACATATATGGTATAGACCCAGCATCTGAAACAGACAATTTTTCTATTATTGTTCTAGAGCAACACGAAACACACAACAGAATTGTTTATGTTTGGACTTGTAGCAGACAGGTTATGAGAGAAAGAATAAAAACAAAAAAAGAATCTACTCTAGAGAGCTTTTATAATTATTGTGCCAGGAAGATACTGGACTTAATGAAAATATTCCCTACGGAACACATAGCGATAGATGCCCAGGGAGGCGGTATAGCTATTATGGAGGCTCTTCACGATAAGAATCTGTTAAAGGATGGAGAAACACCTCTATGGCCATATATAAAATATGATGATAAAGACCCATGTTACTGGGAGGCCAAAAACAAACCCACAGATGGCGAAGCTGGTTTGCACATACTACACATGATGCAATTTGCAAAATCTGAGTTTACATTCAAAGCAAACCATAATCTTAGAAAAGACTTAGAAACGCAGTCTATACTATTCCCTAAATTTGACACTGTTCTGCTATCCGAAGCAATCGCAGAGGATAAAGTAGCCGAAAGATTTTATGACACCCTTGAGGATTGTGTCATGGAAATAGAATCCTTGAAAGACGAATTAGCCACAATTGAGCACAGCCAAACCTCTAGCGGCAGGGACAAATGGGATACGCCTGAAACAGTAGAGGCCGGAGGCAAAAAGGGCAGACTTAGAAAAGACCGTTACTCATCACTGCTAATGGCGAACGAGGTTGCGCATGTCTTAAAGAATGAGCTTAAAGGGCAAGAACACGATTTTGTTGGTGGGCACGCTTTTCAGAAAAAGAAGGACAGGTCGGGTCAGCTATACACAGGACCAGACCATTTAGTACAAAAAATGAACGGTGTTTACGGAATGGGTGTCAAAAGAAAATAGTGGTGTAGATACAGTAGTAATGGCATTCAATTAACAATACTAATGCACACGGAACAATAAAATGGCTCAAAGAAAAGACCCAATCAAAACAAATTATGCAGTAGGCGACAAAACAGCTTTTGTTACGTTTGACCCAGAAAAGCCAGAAGAGGCGGCAAATGCGATTAAGAACGCTAACGCATTAGATTGTTACCAAGCATTAGCCTATGGCGGCGGTAGAGAAAGATTTGAAGACATAAGCACGAACATTTCTGTTCGAAATGAATTCAATCGAAATGACTATGAGGCTTACAGGGATAGCGAAAGAAGACCTGTAAAGTCTCAGGCAATCATGTCTTTTTGCAATCGCTCTTATAAAAAAGTTGGCATTGTTAGGAATGTGATTGACCTTATGTCTGACTTTGGCTCACAGGGAGTTACTCTTGTACACGAAAACAAGAGAATACAGAGATTTGCAAACAGATGGTTTACACACAAAGTAAACGGGCAGCATGTTACAGAAAGGTTCCTGAACTATCTATACAGACTTGGTACTGTTGTTGCTCAAAGACAAATGTCAAAAATTTCTTTAAAAGAAGAAAGAAGACTAGCCATAGCGACCGAATACCTTGAGCCTACTCACGAACCAACAGAGCGGGCCAAGACAAGACGAAGGGTTATTCCAACAGGATATTCATTTCTAAACCCTCTTACGCTGGAAGTAGCTGGAGGGGAATTGGCTCAATTCGCCGGAGAGCATGCATATGGACTTAAAATAACAGGAACGCTTAAAACCAAAATTCTGTCACCAAAAAACGAATTGGAAAAGTCTCTGGTGGACAAACTTCCTTCAGAATTAGTAGACGCCGTTAGAAAGGGGGCAAGACTACTCCCCCTAGATAATACCAAAATTGTATCGCACAGCTATAAAAAAGATGACTGGGATGTATGGGCCTCACCAATGCTCGAATCAATTTTGGATGATTTGGCCGTTTTGGAAAAAATGAAGCTAGCAGATTTAGCCGCTTTAGATGGAGCTATTTCTCAAATTAGGGTCTGGAGACTTGGCGACCTCGACAAGGGCATATTACCCACTGACGCCGCTATACAGAAGCTTGCAGACATTTTATTAAGTAATCCAGGCGGAGGTGCGTTTGATTTAATATGGGGTCCAGAGCTTAATTTCGAAGAGGTCACGACATCTGTACACAATTTCCTTGGCTCTACTAAATATGAACCAATTCTAGACAGTATTTTTAGCGGTCTTGGAGTTCCACCAACACTTACCGGCTCATCCAGAGTTGGCGGCGCTAGCAATAATTTCATATCTTTGCAGACATTAGTTCAGAGACTTGAGTATGGAAGACAGCAAGTTACTAAGTTTTGGCAGCTTGAATTGGAGATTCTAGCAGAGGCGTTAGGATGGACTAAAGCCCCAACTGTTAAATTCGACCATATGATTTTGAAAGATGAGGCAGCCGAAAAAGCGCTTCTCATCCAACTGCTAGACAGAAATCTTGTAAGCGAAGAAATGGTTACCGAGCAATTTGGTGCTATACCTGAGCTAGAAAACGCAAGACGCCGAAGAGAAGAGAAGCAAAGAGCTTCTGGGAAAAGAGCTGAAAAATATGGTCCGTATAACACAGACAAAATACACGAATTGGTTAAAATTGCCTTGGGAAGAGGATTTATTGGTCCTGACCAAGCAGGCATCGAGATTGAAGAAAGCGAAAACGAAACGCCTTTCGACAAGCAGATGAAGCAAAAGCAACAATCACCATTCGAAGGCAAAGAGGGTTCTCAGAAAGGGAAAAGCGGAGAAGGACGCCCCAAAAACTCCAAAGACTCCCCTGGACTTAACAGGGACAGGGATTTTAATGCTAGAGGCTCCTACGAGATAGCATCTGACATTGGAAATTTCTTAAATGGAATCTCTGAGGCCAAGCAAATTCAATCCGCAATATCTGAATGCATTGCTCCAGGAATACTTAAGCATTACGGCAAAAAGAACATGAGAAGCTTGACCGCAAAAGAATCGCTTGATGTCGAGTTTACTAAGTTTAGAATACTGTCAAATTTGCCTAAGAACGCAGCTATAAACGACAATACGATTGCCTCCATATTATCTAAAAATCCTAAAATACCCGTTCTTTATTCTAAATATTACAACGCCCTCCTTAAAGCGCACAATAACAACGTAAAGAGGCCCCCAACCATAGAAGAGATAAGGGGTCTTCAAGCCGCAACTTATTCAATTTGCACCAATATTTAGCCTTTAGCAATAAATGGTGTATAAAATTTTAGAATTTTTATAAATCAATGGGGAAGAACTTTTAGTTATGCATAAAGACAGAATACCCGTATACAAAGCAGAGGCAGAGGCTGGCTTATACGAAGCCATCACAGCCAAAGAAAGCTGCGCTATACTTGCACATTGCCCCATACTTTTGGATAACAAGGTAACTTCTTCAGTAAAATCTCTTTGTAGAGATAGTCTTGAGCAAACCACTGCCGACAACAAAGACCAGTTTGACTTGCATTATATATATAGTATACTTGCAACTACTGGCTGGAACAAAAACGACGATGTTTTTGATAGGCAAGAGATGTGGGGCGCAAGAACAACCGCTGAGGATAAGCCTTTTAACAAGGGGCACGACCCTAATAATATAATTGGACATATAACTGGTAATGCTATAGTTGATGAAAATTATGAGCTAGTGCAAAACGACTCCGAGTTTGATTCGCTACCCAACAAGTTCCACATTTTGACTAGTGCTGTTATTTATAAACATGTATCTAGCCGTGATGAGGATTTGACATTAAAAACCAAAGGACTTTTACAAGAAATTGCAGAAGGAAATTGGTATGTGTCTATGGAGGCGTTATTTTCAGATTTTGACTATGCATTAATTGATGCCAGTGGTCGCTCATCCGTAATTGCTAGAAATGAAGAAACCGCGTTTTTAACGAAACATCTTCGTTCCTACGGTGGCGCCGGAGAATACAATGGAAATCGTGTTGGAAGAATAATGAGGAATCTAACCTTTAGTGGTAAAGGTTTAGTGGAGAATCCAGGCAACCCAGAATCTATTATCTTCAGAGATGAAGACGTAGAGATTTTTGAGGGTGTTGCTGAGATACAGTCTGATATTAATTTACTAGTAACTAGTAGCAGTAAAGGAGATAGCTCAATGTCAGATAACAATGAGCAAGTCCGGAGCCTTGAGTCGCAAGTTGAGAAACTTGAAGCACGACTGAAGGAGTTGGACGAAGAGAAGGTTCAGGCTCAAATCTCCGAGTTTGAGGCAGCCTGTGCTGGCAAAGACGCGGAAATTACTGAACTGAAGTCTAAAATTGCTGAAGCTTCTGAGAATAGCGACGCAGCTCAAAAGAGCTACGACGAGATTGTTGAAGCCAAGGAGCAAAGCGACAAAACTGTTGCTGAATTAACAGAGAAGCTTGAGGCCATCGAGGCAGAAGCTCTTAAAACCAGCCGCATTAGCGCTCTTGTAGACAAGGGTGTTGATAAAGCAGAAGCCGAATCTTTGGTAGAGACTTTCGCCGGTATTACCGACGAGCAGTTCGAAGCCCTTGTTCTTAAGCTTGCTGAAGCTCCTTTTCATCACGATAAAGAAGATGAGAAGAAGATGAAGAAGGAAGAAAAAGATAAAGATAAGAAGGCAGACGCTCCTGGCCATTATAAAATGAAAATGGACAAGAAGTCAGCGAAGGCTGAGGCAACTGAAGAGGCTGCTGTGGTTGAAGAGGCCGCAGAAGCTGCTGAAGAAGCAGAAGATGCAAAAGTTTTAGACGAAGCTGAGGCAGAGGAAGCTCCGGCTCTCGCTGCACAAAGCGAAGACGAGTCTGAATCTGTTGTAGCTAGCCTAAACGAGTATTTTACTGGTGTTTTAGGTGGCAAAACTAACAATGAGTCGAAGTCGTAAAAGGAGAAATTAATTATGGCACTTAAAGGCGACCGTTATGAGTTGGAAACCACTGTTGATTTCTTCTGGACGTCTGGTACGACAGCAGAAAGAGGTGGTTGCGCGACTCTAAATACGGCGGGTTCTGGAGCCGCACTTGACCAATCTGCCGCT